TCTATCTATGGCCTTTTCTTGTTCTAAAGCCTCTTGAGCATTAAGAACCTGAAGTGTAGCATTGAGATTTTGTTTTATCCTATCAGGAATGCCTCTTAATGCAGCCTTTGTCTTAGCATTCTCAATTTCTTCGCTGATTTTATCAGACTTTCTCTTTAACTCATCAAAATATTCATCCTCTAAAAGAAGCCTCCTATCAATATTGGTTTCGATGATATCAAGCCGTGCCTCTTCATTTCGTTCAGCGTACTTTTCAGTAATATCAGATATCTCTTCTTGTGTATCTATCTCAAGAAGAATTACCTTTTTATTGAACTCCTGAGTTGCAGCTGTTTTTAAAGCAGCCTTTTGTTTTTCTGTAAAATCAGCAGCCTCAATTTTTAACTTTTCATTATCCAATTCAAGTTGAAGAAGTTCCTTATCAACATCGGCCAGGTCTTTTATTTTCTGAATCTCTTCTTCAAGATTCGTTACTACCCTAATCTCTATTTTTCTCTTTTTGATTAGCAAGTCAAGTTTATCAAGTTCATTTTGGAACTCTCTTAACTTTTCTAAGAACTTTTTAAATGATTCAGATGCTTTATCATTTCCATCTGATATTGCAGCAATATATTCTGCATATGCATCTGCTGCTTGATTTTTTAATATATCAATACGCTTAGTTACAATACCTCTCGATTCAAATAATCTTGGTAATTCTTCTTCAAGAGCTTTTAATTGTGATTGTAATGATAATATAAATGCTTCTGTTTCTGTTCCAAGTTCTTTGGCACTTAAAAATGGACTTCCATCTTTTGCAGTTGGTTTTTTTCTTTCATCTTCTATTTGTTTTTTCAATTTTTCTCTTGAATTAAATACTTTTTTTATTTCAGTATCTAAATCATCAAGTGTTTTTATTTCAGCATCAATATTTTTTTGTGTTTCAGTCTGTTTAATTTGAGCAGCTGTTATTTTTAATAGTCTATCCCTTGCAGCAATAACTTTTTCAAGAGCATCTTTTTCTTTTCCTGATAAATCTATATTTATACCAAACTTCTTATTAATATCATCAAGAATCTTACTTCTTTTCTCTTCACTATTTATATTATTAATAAGTGCATCAAATAATTTATTTATTTCTTCAGCAGATTGTTTTGTTGACACCCTTATTTGTTTTTGAGAATCAACAATCGATTGACCTGAATTTGCAAACTTTATTAATTCTTCTCTTGAATTTTCAACTTCATCACCAAAATCAGAAAACAAGAAAATTAATTCTGTTACTGCAAAAGCAATAATTCCAAATGGATTAGATAGAAATGCAGCTTTTAATCCATTGAAAGCACTCGTAGCAATTGTAGTCGAAACAGCCAATGCCTTTTGTGCGATACTTGCTTGCCTCGCACTTGCAGAAAGAACCTTTAAACGAAGTGCTGCGAAGTTTACTCTTAAACCATAAATTCCCCAATAAACGCTATCGATTATTTTTGCTTGTGTAGCACGAGTAAGATAACCAATCAAAAGAACAAGACCTCCTGTAAAAAGTGCAATAGAAGTTTTATTCCTTTCAATTGCATTTGGAAGGTCTTTTACACTATCAAAGAATTTAATCAATCCTTCAACTGCTGATGATACAGCAGGAGCAAGCAACTGACCAATCTCCCTTCTGAAGATTTCAAATTTATCGACCAATGTGCTGATACGACCTCCAAGGGATTGAGATAATTGCTCAGTCAATTTAAAGAATCGACCTCCTTCAGATGTTGCTCTTCTGAACGCCTCTTGTACAAGAGCAAATGATATTTCACCTTTCTCAACTTTCTGAGCAAGGGTTGCCATTGACTCTCCTGTAAGTTCAGCGATTTCCTGAAGGGGATTGAATCCGGCATTAACTAACTGCCTAATCTCTTCACCTTGAAGTTTACCCTTCGATGCTACCTGTCCAAACGCAAGAGCCAAATTCTCAAGACTTGCATTACCGGCACTTGACACATCACCCAATTGACGAAGTGTGTCAACAAGATTTTCAGCCTCAACACCATAAGCAAGAAGAATCTTTGCACTTGACTGAATCTCTGTCGATGTAAAAGGTGTAGCAACAGCAAACTCTTCAATCTCTTGGATCAACTGCTGTGCCTTCTCACGACTTCCTAAGAATGTTGTCAGCGATACATTTAATCGTTCAAACTGAACAGCACCTTCAACAGCTGCCTTTCCAAATTCCAATAATTGACTTCCAACCTGGAATCCTGCAAATGCAAGTGCAGCACCCTTAATCGAATTGCCTAATGAATTGGTTTGAGTATTTAATTTACTAAGATTAGAAGTAGTTCTATTGATATTATTGTTTGCCTGAGTTAAGGCATTATTCAACTGAGAAACATTGGCTGTAATTTTTACAGTAGTACTCTTTTTACCAATATTACCTACAGCAGTAGCAGCATCTCTTGCAGCTTTTTCAATAGCATTTACTTTTCGCTTTATTACATCTAACTGCTTATTTATCTGTAGTGTATCAGCGGTTATCTTAAAGACAACATTTTTTACAGCCATCTATTATTCAATTTTGGGTTGAAACTTCTTCCTTATTCCTTTTTTAGGTTGCTCTTGTTCTCCTTCATTAGCATTGTCACGGACTGTCTTATTCTTCTCGTCAACTATCTTAATCCAGGTATTGATGGTCTGATAATATTCGTCTATTGATCCCGATTCCAACACCTTCATCTCTGATGGCTTTGAATCGCAAATTAATTGATTTAGATAATTGATATTGTCGATGTATCTCCCGATTTCAATGCTTGTAAAATATGAGGTATCCTCAATGCGTTTGGGTCGTTCACTCTTAAATATTCTTGGATAGCGATTTCTGACATATTGGAATATTTGATTGTGAATTGGAATGCTTTGTCTAAAAAAAAACCCTTGGCATCACTATCTTCTAACAGAATGTCAAGTTTTTTCTTTCGCCAAACCTCAGAGAAATCATTCTCATCTTCTCCATCAATCACAAAGTAACAAACCGCCAAATCCAATAAAGTCCTTTCTTCTCCAACGAAATCCAATCGGAACTCAATCTCAGCCAATAAATGAAATAAGTCAACAATATTTCCATCGTTGGCTTTTTTCTTCATTTCATTAATCAATTGACTCAGAGTTTCTTTAGTAAGATTCATATCAGCAAATCGAGTTGCAATCTCAGCTGCAATAGCCCTTTTAGCCGGTATACTCAGATTATTCTCATACTGATACCATTTGTTTCCAAACTTATCAGCATAAATCTCAATCATTGGAATCTTCGTAGCAGTTGTAGTCTGCTTCTTTTTTTTAAAGAGGTTCATTTTTTTTTCTTTGTTTTCTTTTTGTTCTTGTTCAATGAGGCATTACAAATTGCATAGGCAGAAGATTCCTTATTCCCTTTTTTCATTACCTGGGCAACACAACGGTCAAGTTTCTTTGGCATCTCTATGAATTTGATTATTCAAATGTAACAAAAAAAAGAGGGGTCATCGACCCCCCATTTTTACTCACCTAAAACCCTAATGGAAACCACTATTTTAAATACTTTACAAAGTTACTATGAAAAGTCCATAAATAGTAACGGAAACAATCTAATAAGTGTGTTGAATGCTTATCCTTCGCTTTATCGATGTCACCGGAGTCATCAGCCTGAACACTCATCAAGTCATTTATCAAAAATTGACAAGTACTGTCAATGTAAATGTCCTTGTGTCTTTCTAAAAGAGAATTCAAAAGAATTCGACTATTTTTGATTGATGGATTGAATGATGGAACTTTAAAGGACGATTTTGGTATCTGTAACTGCTGATGGATGATATGATAGTAGTTTTTCGCTCCTTGAGTCATCGCAGAACGATTACTTCCTGACGCATCACCGGTAATTGTGAAATATGTATCGGGAAAAGTTGAAAGAATCCTATCACATAACTGAAAGATGTCTGAATTCCGTAATCTGAACTCCCGAAGAATTCGAATCGTACCATCATAACTCTGTCCGGCCAAACAAGTAATCGGATCGACGTTAAAATCAAATGATAGTATAATGGGTTCGTTATTATTTGGCAGAAGCCCAGGTTTAACGTGTTTTGCCTTATTAAATGCATACGCAAATGGCCTCTCGACATCGACAATCTCCCAATTTCCCTTTACAAAGATTTCTTTGGTAATCTCATCAAGATTCTCCAAACTTTCAAGATACGATTGAGGCAAAGCAGGATTATCGCTCATCAGGGATTGCTGATAGAAATAATCTTTAGCCAACTCCCCTTTTACATGAGGGTCATGGAACATTGTCTTCGTCCAATTCTGAGAAGGATTACAAGTAATCATAATCATCGGATTTGGCTGAATATCCAAATTAGGAATGATATGCCTTCCTGCCCTTAGCTTACACTTCTCAAAAGTCTTTCTTTGAATTTCTTGTCCTTCTTCTATTAAGAAGAAATTCGCTTCGATACCATCTAACCTCGTTAGATTCTTATCCATGTAATAGTTCTCAGGGAAGAATGTCATCGTACTTCCATTCTTGAACCTTACGATTTGATCCGATTGGTTATACGAATCAATGAACGAATCGGGACATAATTTGTAAAAAGATGGAATGGTTGTTCTTTTCAAAGTTGGAAGAGATTCCCGAATAACAAAACTCTTGCTATTAGGATAAATCTTTGCCAACACAATCAATGTCGCAAGAGAAACATAACTCTTGCCACCTCCTGCTGCACCTCCAAACAACAAATACTTATATGTATTTGACAAGACAGCCTTCATAAAGTCTTCTTGTTTTGGATGGGGGCTAAAAAGAACTTTCTTTTTTACATTGTAATCCATTTATCGAGAGGTATCCATTGGGTGTTTTTGAAGTCAATGAAACCAAAAGCATACATTGAAGGGTAAAACCCTTTGTACTTCAAATGAGAGTCTTTATACTTTTTTTGTTCTTCTTTCGATAATAAATCAGGGCTTCTCCAATAAGTGTCTATAATAGGAACTCTGAATTTAGCGATAGGTTCAATCTCTTTAGGAATCTCAAACTTTAAATCCCTAAGCAATGTTACATCCTTATTCCTATTGCAAAACCAAAGATTATCCAGGTCATAATGAGCCATCAAATAATCATAGGCACTTTTAGGGAAGCCACTTGAATTCTTTACCTCTAAATAGTTGGATTTTCCGTTTTTGAAAACGATAAAATCAGGACGCATTCTTTGACTCATACTGTAAGAATCATGCGACCGCTTAATCTCGTTAACAACCTCCTTAGTGAAAATCTTCTCGTATCCGTTTAACTGATAATTTACAGAATAGAAGTCTAAAATTTCAATGACTTCTTTTTCTAACTTTTTGCCATTGAAATCTCTGACTGAGTACATTACAGAAATAAGATTAAGAATGTTGTCGCAATTATCACATTCAAAATCCCAACTACAGCAAAAACATACAGTAAAGACTCAAGTAAAGTCGTTTTAGACTTCCTTGAATCTAAATCGTAGTTAAACGTGTCATTGCTATAAAATGCACCTGAATGCTTTGTCGAGGTCTGTATCCAAGGTCTGAATTCAGCCCAAGGGATCATGTTCGTTTCCTTGTCTATCATTGGTCTTGTCGTATTTGCCGAACTTATATCCCATATAAGTACATACAACTAATATGGTCAGGTAAAAGATGAACTTCATTTGAATTTGATTTCTTGGTCACCAATCTTAAACACTTGTTCTTCAATCTCAATAGAAGCCTCAATCTGTTGCTTTGGCTTTCCATATCCCCTATCAAGCAAAACTTCAGCTGCACGAATATCTCCCTTGACAGCCTTTGAACGAATAGCCTTCAATATAGCCTCAGCTGCTGTAACACCATCCTTCTCATCTCCCAATACATCAGCCAATAACTCATTCAAATTAGGCAACTTCCGAGGTCTTCCATTAGGATTACCGCTCTGTCCCTTCTTCCATTGAACACCATCTTCAGGTTTTATCTTCTTATAACCTCCTGGCATCTTTATCCTTTTTTGTTAAAACAAATTTATATCATTTGATTCGTAAGTCGCATTCCATTTCTTTCCAACTTTCTTCGAAACGGAAATCGGGGCTTTAGTTACGAAATCTTCCCTATCATCTTGACTTTCGAAATATACAACAATACTGCACGATTCCCCATTTCCCGACATCTCCATCTTACTTTCCTTCTGCTCAATACCCCATCCTTCAAGATCAACATCACCCCAATCTTCCTGTAAAGCCTTATCGTCCCATTGACCGAAACTGACATTATCCTTAATCACGAATTCCTTCTTCTGAGCATCACTCAATTCTGATGCCCTAATAATCGGAACTTCCTTCATGCCGGCAGCATGGCAAGCCTTCAGCCTCTGATTGCCACCAAGTACGACCATATTCTCATCAACAACAATAGGCCGTATCCTTAACATCTCAGGAAACTCCTTTATACTCCTGACCAATGACATGAACTTCTCATCCTTAATCGTCCTTGGATTCGATGAATTGCCCTTGACCTTCTTGATGTCTATAATCTCTATGTTCATTCTAATATCGTGTTTGTTTCGTCCTTGGTAACGTATTGCTTGAATGCATCAGGATTAGGCCATACAATCCGACTGTAACCTATATCCCAATGCCGACAAAATCTAATCCATACATCTTCGTACTTCAAAAATATCTTGTCACTCTCTATCCTTTCAATCTTGATCCCATATAAACTCTCTTCAAACCCCCTAACTATACTCCAAAACTCAATGTTTATCCTGGATATCTGTCTGTGCCTCTCACGGCTGAATTCCCTCATCACCCCCCCTTAGTTTTTCGAAAAAACCTATAATTCTTTCCTTGTGATTCTCTAACTCCAAAAACCTTAAATGGAATTCCATAATGTCAATGTCATCATTTACGGCCAAATCGTATTCCAAATCGAAAATTATCTTTTCTAATAAGTCCATATCCTGAATAGCCATTTTGTTCCCATATTTGTTATCTGATATCAAAGATAATGGCAAAAATTAAAGCCTCTAACGCACTAAATAAAAAGTATGCCGTTGAAGTCGATGGCAAGATAATTAACTTCGGAGCAAAAGGCTATAGAATCAAGCCAGGTACTACTGCCGGTGATTCCTATTGTGCAAGATCATCAGCCATCAAAGGAGCAAACGATAAATCAACCCCAAACTATTGGGCAAGACAATTATGGTCTTGTAAAGGAAAAAAATCTGTATCTAAAAAACCTTTCTTCGGTAAATACGACCTCCCATGAGAATTATTCTCCTTATCATCATCTTTACTTGCGGTTGTGCCTCAAATCACGATGTAACCCATTCAGAGTCCTATAAGAAGTTTAAAAAGACTCAGCAAAATACCCTGCAATACTACTGATAGCCGTTTTCGATAGATAAAACGAAATTTTCGATAGTCGGTTTTTTTTCTAAAACCAAAACCCCCTTTTTCAATACCCCCCCCCTATTTTTTTGTCCCATTTTTGACCCTTTTTGTGTCGTATATATACTATCGAATATAATCGCCATTAAAGGCTGTTTTAAAGCGATATAAGACACTTTTTGACCCAAAGACATCCGTATATACCATTGTTTGTTTTTCGTTTGTATAAACGAAGATTTTGAAGGTCGGTTTTTACAAAATTTATACGCTGATGGAATACACCCTCCCCCCGGCCCAAAAAATAGGTGTATACCCCCATCTTTCCAATTTATGGAATTGACCTTCCAATTTTGGGACTCAACAGATCATTAGGTGTAAACACCCAATTTCCAATTTTGGGAATTGACCTGGCGACCGGCAAAAATCGACATTCGAAATTTAGGGACGAAAAAACAACTAACACCGAAATCGAACCGGCACGGCTCTGTCGTTTGTTTCAACTTTCTTTCGACTATTTCCCTCAAACTATTTCGATTAATTGTTGATAACTTTGTTGATATCAACTAAAAATAATTTCGAAAATACTTGCATTTAGAAATTATTTGTGTATCTTTGTTCTATCAAAACAAAACAGAAACACTTAACCCAAAAACACCATGAACACTAACACCACCACCACAGAGATCAACGTCAACAAAGTACTTTGCTACTTTCTTGTTTCCGTTACAATCATCTCAACTATTGTTTGCATCATTACAGAAAA